TAATTTTTCTAGATATTTTATCGTTTGTTTTAAATTTTGCGGTAAGTTTTATTCTTTGGTTAAGTTTGTGTTGTTGTTCTCTTTCTTTTGAAGAATCTTTTAGTAGTTTAATGGTGTCGGCATAAGCTCCGTTTTCGAATAAAGAAGAAGTTCCGTTATCCCAACCGTTTTCGGGAGTGAGAACGAGTTCGAACAATGTTTCGAGGGGCGTTTTAAGTTGGTGTTCAAGGTAGTAAAGTCCGTCTGGTTTTACGGAATCGTTAATAAGATCGGGGTGTTCTATGCGTTCGTGTTGAAGACCGACGCCTTCTATAAATACGTAAGGCACTCTTTCACCTGGTTGAGGAGGGTCGATGGAGTTTTGTTCTTTTAGGCGTTTTGCTAATTGTACGTGGGGTAAGTTGATGGTGGGTATTTTGGAAGGGCAAATACAAAAACCGTGTTCGTTTTCGGTTGTGTGGCATTTTGAGCATTTGTATCCGACTTTAAGAGTTTTGGATAGTTTAAGTTCGTTAACGTCGACCCTGTTAGTGATGAGTTTTCCGACGGCGAGTTGAGCTTGTTCTACAGCCTTTTTGACATTTCTTTCGTAGAACATGGTATTGAGAACAGTTTTGCTGATATTTTGAACGTAAGGACAAACATCTCTTCTGACAAGGTGAATACCCTTGGCTTCGAGGTGATTAGGTTCTGTAGTATTGGTCCATTCGAGATAAGCGTAGCGTTTTTTTGTGAATAAGAAGAAAGGGTACATAACTTTTTCGAATTCGAGGTCGACAGGTTTTTTGTACAAGTTTTTATTACAAGACGTGGTTGCGAGTTCGCTGAGCCTAAATATTTCTTCCATGTACCCGGTTTCTTCTGGTTTGATGATGGTGTTGTCGCTGCGTCGAGCTACGAATTTTACGTAGCAGGAGTCGGTATCTCCGTAAACGACTTCGCATTCGAAGTTTTCTTCGCAGTGATTTTTTGTAATTTCGATGAGTTGTCTTCCTTTTGCTGTTACGCTGCTTGCTATAGATTTCATGGGTAAGAAGCCGGTTGTTGCTCCTGTGAAGCCGTATACGGAGTTCATAGAAACTTTGATGGCGAGTTGTTCTGCGTTGTAAATGCCTTCGAGTTCTTCGTCGTTATTTTTGGCGGCGAGTTTCATTAGTTTTTTGACGGCTTTTCTTTGTTTCCAAAGTTTGTCGAGGATGCGGGGTAGAATGCCCTGAATATTTTGGACGTACCAATAAGATTGTTTGGTGTATTGTTGAGAGGGTTCGTCGAATTGGTCCCAGGTTATATTTTCAAGTTGAATATTGGGGTCGTCTTTGTATTTATCAACATCTTCAGGTTGTACCATGGTGCTGTAGCACAAGTTGTAAGCTATCATGATGCTGGGATAAAGGGAGGCAAAGTCGAGACCGCTGACGGCTTCGAAATAAGCTCCCTTGTTTGCGTGAAGAACGGTGGCACCTAAGAATTTTTCGTCGGATGATAGTTTATCTTTGTCCCAAGAAGGTACAAGTACGTTAGCAAGGCGGGTTTCGTAAGTAATTTGAGAGAATACTTTAATTTGTTGTCCCCTGATGATAAGCCATTCGATGGGAACACGAGTAATATTTGCCATACCGATAAGGTTGATAAAAATCATACGAGCTTTGGTGAGGCGAAGAGGTAGAAGAGTGTCTTGAACGCAGTATTTAACGCATTCGGATAAAGAGGGAGAGTCGATATTCATTTTGAAGAAAAGGTCGAGGGGTATGAGGTCGATTTTATTTTCTCCGAGATATTTTTCGCTAACTCTGTCGAGTTTGTAGCTTTCGAGTTTTGTTTCTTTTTTGAACCATACGTAGAGGTCAACTTTGTATATTCCGGGCATGTCCATAATTTTGAAGAAGTTGGTGCCGTATGCGCTGGATACGAGTTTGGCGTCGACCATAGAGCCTTCTATTTGTTTAATGCGACCGGAGTTTTCCATAAGGTATAGGAGGCTGTGGTGTTCGAGGCGAGTGTAGATATATTGATCGTCGAAACCGTATATATTCCAGCCCATCATTACGTCGGGGTCATATTTTTTAATGAAAGCGAACCATCCGATGAGTAGTTCTTTTTCGTTTTTGACGCATTGGCAAATATCGGCACCGGTGTTGGGTATTTCTCCCCAAGGGGATACACAAATGGCGTGTTTAAGATATTTATCGGTTCCGTATTTCCAAAGGGAAGTGCAAATGATTTTAATTTCGTCTCCGATTTTTGATGCGTCGGGAAATATGGTTGTGAGTTTTTTTTTGTCTTCGATATTTGCGTTAGGATCGTAAATGTGTTTGTGTTTATCACGAGTCGCTTCACTGTCGCATTCGATATCAAAGCTGGCTAGAATGAAAGGTGCTGTAGCTTGTTTGTCGTTGACGGCTTCTATGTTGTTAAAGTGTGTAGAAATGTTGTGGGAGCAGCAAGAGAAATGGGGGGTGTTGTTAAATGTTTTGACATTAATCCATCCTGCCATGTTAATATGTTTGGAGTGGCAGAATCTGAGCATAGGGTCGATATTTGTTTCGTAAGGGTCGTATTTTCCGTTTATAAGAATGTTGCCGTTGATATATTTTTTGAAAATGTAGGAAGCGGATTTGAAAGCGGCGTGGGTGGAAAAGCTAAGTTTAACGAAGTCGTAATTAGTTTGGTTAGTGAAGGGATAAAGTACTTTAGCTTTTATAGGTTTTACAGAAATTAGTTGGTTTGCTTTATTGTAAAGTTTTTTTGCGATGGTATCGTGAAAAGCTTTATTGTGTCTGGCGGACCAAGATTTCCGTTTATTTTCGGGTATTTTAACGAAGAAAGCGGGTTTAAAATCGGTAATAGTTACGGCTAAAGATTTTCCGTTTTCTAAGCAACCGCAGCATGTGATAACAAATTGTTCTTCATAGTCGTAAGATTTCCAAGTGAGTGCTTGAAAAGAAGTTTCTTGTGAAATAAGAGGTGTTGGCGTTCTGTCCCACAATTCAAGAAAATCAGACATATCTTTCTAATAATATTAGAAGAGGTGTATTTTTAAATAAATTCGGAGGGTATGGATAAAATAGTTTAGTAGTTGAATGCTAGTCCAGCCATACCAGATTGTATTTTTAAGATATTGTAGTTGGTTGCGTAAATATTTATTGAAGATAAACCTGAATATCCTGATTTAATATTGAGATAAGAGGAATCTATACGAGAGAAGTTACAAGTACCGGAAGGTTGGTATTCTTCGGGTCTGAGAGCAAAAGAGTGAATATAGATGTATCCTTCTTGCGGAATGTTTGTATGAAATTTTAAAGGTTCGACGTAATTGAAATTTAAGCCGGGCAGAGGTTCTGTAAATTTTTGACCGTTGAGGAATAAGTTGGCAGATTCTACATCAATGGCGTATTTACCGCCAACGTGATAGTAGCTTCTGTATTTTTGATAGGGGTCATTTCCAATAGTCCGGCTATCATCATTGTCAATAGACATAACTGACACGATATTTTCTGTGAGCGTACCCTCATCCGGATCGGTCGGTTTTTTTTCTTTACATGTCCAAATGATTTCTTTAACAGGGTTATTAAAAGTGAAAGGTATTTGGTGTTCTACGTATTTTTCTTCGTTAGAAATATCATGTTCTCCGGCGAATTGTACTTGTTCAATAAGATATTCGTGGGAAGGTTCGTTGGCAAAAATGTCTCTTTCGGGAGAGTCTAAGTAAAAAAAATCAACGTATAGTTGTTCTTCTGTAGTAACAGTTTTTTCAGCACCGTCTGACCTTATAGCTTTTCCTAAAGTATTTATAAATGACTTGTCACCTAGAGTATCATCAACCTTGTCATCATTATAAATTTTCACGTGGCGGTCTACAATTCTTGTAGGATATATATAAGCTTGTTGTCTTTCTTTGAAATTTACTTCAATTTTTACTTGATGATACTGTAAAGCGATTAAAGGTAAAGATACGGCAGTATTTTTATTAAACCAAAAATTTAAAGGTATGTTCACGTAAATAGAGTTTGTATTGTATTGACTACTACCTGTTCCGTAGAGTGCCCCATCAAGTCCCCTATTTTCTGTAAATTTTGAATAATTACAGGGTCCGTTTACATTACCCATAAATTCATTTGTGCCGGTAGTAAAAGATTGATACATACTATAGGCATTATCTTTGATATTAGTATGTTGACTGTTATAATGTTCTCCACCTTGTTTACTTTCTGGTACGGTTAAATCATGCCACATATCAAGAAATTCTCCATATTGTCTATCTATAAGTTGGTCTCCAATTAAAATATCAATATAATTAATGTATGTACTATACGTTCTTCCGACAATTCCAGAATTGGAAAATTCTAGTTGGGTAACTATTGTAGGACATCCAAAACAATTAAAACCGCCAGAAATATTTAAGGTACCTTCATTAGAAAATATAGGGTTATTCATCATGGAGTCTGTAGTATGTATTTTACCATCATATTGACCGGCTTTAACGAGACCGTCTATAGCACGAGTTTCGTTAGTTTTGAAAGATAGGTACATAGAACCGATCATATCAGCATTTCTTGGTATGGTAAAAGTTACTTTAGAACCGTTATCGAAAGGTTTGTCGGCACTAATAGGAATAGTTTCTCTAGCAAAGTTTGTGTGGCGTTTATATACAGTTTTGAAGAATGTGACACTGGGTTGTCCTGTAAGATACACATCTTGGGCACCTTTTGTAGCTAATTGGATAAGACCTCCACCCATTGTTTTTTATTAATAATGAATATTTTTTAGTTTGTATAACAGACAAAGTAAAAAACATTCTTTAAAGAACGTTGAATAAAAGCAAAAAGGTGATAAACTGTAGAATGTAGCTGAATATCCTTACAGTTTCAATATCATAAAAATCAAAAATCAAAGTGGTATTTCAGTATTGTTTTATTATTAGCGTGTATCGTTTAATTAGAGTAAGCAAGACCACCCATACCAGATACAACTCTGAGAACGTTGTAGTTGACAGCGTAGATATCTATCTGGTCATTGAGATGGTGACCAACTATAGATGTTACACCAGTGTCTCCAATAAGAGTGGCGTTATCAATACGAGAGAAGTTGCAAGTACCGGAAGGTTGGTGCTCTTCCGGTCTAAGAGCAAAAGAGTAAACACCAACCATAGCAGCAGGATCAGCACCGGTTGTATCCCCAGTTCCGAAACCTGTTAAGGTGGTCTGCGTACTGAGTCCGTCATAACGTACTGAAGGTATGCTTGTGTGGTGGTAATATTTTTGGAGCTGGGTGAAATATGATGAGTCACGGGCAGCGAAGCGGTCATGACCGTTGAGCATAAGCTTAACGTTTGTTAAGGGGCTATCGGATTCCCAAACAAGTTCTTTAACGGGGTGGTTAAAGTTGAGTCTATATTTGTTGGTGGTGGGATAACTACCCACGGATTCTGTTCCGGTGTACTGAAGTTGATCGATGAGGTATTCGTGACTCATTTGGGCGAAGCGTTTGCGTTCCTCAGTGTCGAGGTAGAAATAGTCAACCCAAAGTTCGGCTTTGGCGAAATCACGGGCATCATTACAAGCTTTTGATTCAATTCCGATCCCGGGGGTGGTGTTATTGACCTCGGTGGCGAATGTGATATTAACTTTAACTTCGTGGTATTGAAGAGCGATTAGAGGTAAAGCAAGACCAGCATTGCGGTTAAACCAGAATTGAAGGGGGATGTATGATTTACCAAACATTCCTGCATTAGTACCAGACGTTGGAAATACTCCTCCGTCACCGGTTATCGGGGAACCTCCTGTTACGGCGGTGGTGGAGTAATCTTGTCCCCCGGTTAAATTCGTTGATCCCTCTTTCCCAAACCAAGGAGATGTAAAAAGATTATCTTTAGGTTTTGATACAAGATCTGTTGAGAGATCGTACCAAATGTCGAGCCAATTTCCGTAATGCTTATCAATTTGTTGTCCTCCTATTTCTATGGTAACTTCTTTGATGTGATTCTTGAAAAGCCTAGACTGAGGTCCGGTTGTAATGAGCCCAGCAGATGAAGCAGATATCGTTTTGTCAGGAATAGCTACGTGCATAGCACCTATAAGATCTCCGTTTCTGCTGATGGTGCAGCTGACTTTTTTGTTGGTTCCTGGGGTTCCGTTAAAGGTTTGTTGAACACATTCCATAGAGAAGTTGGTGTGGCGTCTGTAAACGACCTTAAAGTAGGTGATTTGAGGATCACCGGTGAGATAAACATCTTGAGCGCCATAGGCAACGAGTTGCATAAGTCCTCCTCCCATGATATATTATATATTGATACTAATAACCTAGAAAAAAAAACCGGGAATATATGAAAAAACTACGATTTTTTTTCATATAAACCGTCTAATTTCCTTAGAAGATTTGAATAAAAGCAAAAATGGTGATAAACTGTAGAATCTAGCTGAATATCCTTACAGTTTCAATATCATAAAAAACAAAAATCAAGTAATAAGTTGTACGTTTAAAATAACAGGAGTTGTTATTTAGTTGGAGTAAGCAAGACCGCCCATACCAGATACAACTCTGAGGACGTTGTAGTTAACAGCATAAAATTTTGGTGAGCACGCAACACCTCCAGATTTTATCATGGTGGCATTGTCGATACGAGAGAAGTTACATGTACCAGAAGGTTGGTGTTCTTCAGGTCTAAGAGCGAAAGAGTAGACAGCATATTCACTTGGTGCAACCGTGATACCGGGTGCCGCACCCTCGGTGACGTCGACCATCGAAAAGTCGGATGTCCACCGATAAGGTTTTGGTACGCGCGTGTGGTGGTAATATTTTTGTAGTTGTGTGAAGTATGTTTCTTCACGAGCAGCGAAGCGGTCGTGTCCGTTAAGAACAAGTTTCCATGAAGCAATATTGTTCTTGGCAACAGATGAACCGCCGGTAGTCCACACGATTTCTTTAACGGGGTGGTTAAAGTTGAGGCGCCATTTCTTACCGCTAGATTCTGTTCCACCACATTGAAGTTGGTCGATAAGGTATTCGTGGCTCATTTGAGCGAAGCGTTTGCGTTCCTCTGTGTCAAGGAATATGTAATCGACCCAAAGTTTAGGGGTCGCGTTTTGGAGAGCGCCCCAATTGACATTAATTTTAACTTCGTGATACTGAAGGGCAATAAGTGGTAAAGCGAGACCGACATTACGGTTAAACCAGAATTGAAGAGGTACAAAATTTACGTTGCCATCGCCGGGTAATAAGGCAGTTTTTGCTTTATCCGTAGGTGGTTGGGTAAGCTCGTGCCAAATATCAAGCCATTCACCGTAATGCTTATCTATTTGTTGCCCTCCTATTTCTACAGAAATATCAGTGATCAGTGTGGCGAACTTTTGTTTGTTAAAGCCGCCAGGAACTTCAAAGTGCATAGCACCGACAAGATCTCCATTTCGGCTGATGGTGTATGATGACAATGAGTTGTCATCTGGGGTTCCATTCGCTGTCTGAGCGATACATTCCATAGAGAAGTTGGTGTGGCGTCTGTAAACGACCTTAAAGTAGGTGATTTGAGGATCACCGGTGAGATAAACATCTT